CCCAACTAAGCCGGGCACGCAAGTAAACTTGAAAGGACCTCGCATACCCAAAATTGTAAAGCAAGGGGGAGAGGAAATCAGGTATCATTGAGAATGCACCAAAAATTGAATCAAGTGCATTGACAGCTCCATACTCGACCAGCTTACCAGAGTTTACCATTTCATCAACCTCATCATCAAACTCTGTGCTGGCTGGCTGGCCAGGGCTAGCACTGTACCAATTATGCAATATTGATGAATAGGAAGGGATTCTTAACTTATTGTTGTTAACCATTGCCATGAGTGATTTGGAACCCCTAATGGTCTTGACAATTCCATCATACACATCGGGATGATGCGCAGTGAGGTCTAAATAACTTAAGAGCCGTTTAATCCGATAAGAGGCCGAAACATTAAGTAATTTGGCAGTCAATTTGCCAACAAGCCTGCCTTTATCATGCCAAACCAAAAAGAAAACATTGGTAATGCCATGCTTGGCAAGCTCAGCCCTGTCCCCAGCATTAGCCTTGCGACCAAATTTACTAAGGAAAGACACATCATCCAAACTAGACTTGATGTCAAGGTTGTTGGTCAACCCCCACCGTTTCATAGAGGCCCTAATGTTCTTGGGCGACCAAACAGCAGGTTTTGTGGCAAGAGAAGATAATATGTGGTCATCCCCATAACAAGACAATTCATTGTAGTGTAAAAACTCAGAGGCAGATAAGCCTGTGAGATCTTTCCACGCCATAAGGTACAAAATGACAAGAGCAAGGGAATTATCCATAGAAGTGGAAGAATGGCCTGTGGTCAAACCAGTGCCCTTAAGGTAAACATTGCCAGTGGAGGTGGTATTCAGAAGTTGTGAAGAAACCTGCTCATAGTTAATGTCAATCAGCTCACCAATGGCATCTCTATCCTTGTGCAAAGTGAAGCCCTTCTTTCGAATGGCTGCTATCAAATCGGTAACTTTGCCGGAGACAGTTGAATCAAAAGCCTCCAGATCTCCTTGCACATGTATTTGGCACCGGGCATGCCGATGCCATATACTAGACATCCAATAACCATTCAACGGCATCCCGATTTTAATGGGTGTACTCTCCCAAGCAAATTTGTGATTAGGCCCATAGTTCCAGATGGTCGAGAGGATGTACTGGGTAATAGGTGAGCCTATAATCGAGCGGACTTTGTCGTTGAGCCATTTTCGTTCAGGCAAAGCTTCACCTTTAACAGAAACAGCAGAAACAGGCAGGATCTGGCTAGCATAGTAAAAGGTCCTTGCCCACAAAGCCTTAAATGGTGCATACCCACCCAGGTCAGAAATAAATTTCTTCCTTGAATATTTGCGCCAAGGCCTGTCTGGGTCACGCATGAAAGAGCCAAGGGCATACTTCTTCTCCCACTTTGCAATGATATAATTGAAGGGGGTGAGTTTGGAATGGGCAAAAATGTCCTTGACGACCAACCAAATGTCATCAACATCCATCTGAGGGAAATCATAATCCACATTCTTGAAATACCTAGAAGTGGATATCAACTCATTCTCCACACTGGCGTACTCCTCTGTCCTACGGAAGACTTCAGTTGCGCGCAGGTATTGAAGATCATGGTCAATATATGTTCGACAGTTGTGAATACCCTGTTTGAAGTCAGTGCCACAGAGTAACCATTCGGTGAAAGAGCCACCAGCCGTGTCCACTTCTTCAGGTTCAGCTAACTCAACATTAATGGGCCAGCCAATAGCAGCCATCAGATCTTTGGACTGCTGAAGCAGTTCAACAGAAGGGTTGAGGCGGAACCGCCTACGGACAAAACTGGGCAAATTGATGTCATTGATGAACAGGACGGCCTGCATGGTCATTTGCCTGAAATGTGCCACCAATTTCTTACTACCAGTGTGAAGTGATTCGGAATGGTACCTTTTTACCTCTGAGTTCAGTGCGTTAGTCTGGACCAAAACAGAGGTTAAAAACATGATAATTCGCAACTGAAGCCACTCCCAAAAGATAGGAAAATGGCCGCCAGTGAAAGTCAAAAAGACCCTCATCAAAGTGGTAACAATAAATTGGAGTATGCCAACAACTTGGTCAATATTCAAATGCCACACAACAATGACAAATAGGAGCCAAAGTTGCAAAACTCCTGACAACAGCCACCCAAGTGTCTTCAAGAACCTCCTAGCCCAAAACCACCAAAGGCCTAATGAGAGGATTAGAGACTGAGGCCCAAGCACGAAAGGCTCAATGGTTAAAATAAAAGTTGACCAAACAACAGATGAAATCTGAATAACACCTGATTGAACATCTTCATCAGCCAAACCCATTCCTTTCAGAAAGGGCGAAAACTTTTGCATAAAAGGGCCAGTCATGTCGTGGCCTTGCCACATGGCTGCTCTAAACAGAAAAGTGTGTGGACTACTAACGCTAGAAACATCGGAAACACTGTGCCAAAGGGCATGTTGTTTACCAAATTCCCTAACAAGCGATGCTTCATTTTTCACACAAGTGGAAAACCATGAGGCCAACACAAAGCAGCCCAAAGGGCCCAAAATCACAAAAATTGAACACCCAAGGACGGAAGTAGGGTTCAACAACAAGCTCAAGAGAGCAAGCCAAGCTCCAAAGCCAAGCCAACTAAATATCAGGGTAATAAAAACCCAACAAACTAATAAGAAAGAAAAGGTCAACACGACCAAATTCTTGATAGCTATAGATTTAATCAAATTCATTTTGCCAAGCTCAGCTTTCGGTGAATTACACCCTCTTCAGGACAAATAACATCAGCTAGACACGAAAG